GTGGTAGCAAAAAAAATAGGCAAACCTGCGAACACAATAACTCTTCCAGCGCAAACTGGATCATACATGATAAAAGCTATAGATGTCTTGGGTATAGAAAGTATCAACTCAGCAAAAACAGTAATTATAAAGAATGCTATAAGCAGAGACTTTAACGTTGTAGCTACAGCAACAGAATCACCGAACTTTACAGGCACAAAGCATGAAGTAGAAGTAGTAACTAGAGACGGTGTTAATTACTTAGAAATATTAGAGGGTGAGTTATTTGATAATGGTGTTGGCAACTTCGATGACAACTCTGGTAACTTCGATGATGGTGGAGAAACATCATTTAACTTAGACGGGTATTATGATTTTCCAACATTCGACTTAGGTGGCATTTATAATAGTCGTGTTACATTTACTTGCAAATTTAATAGGTTAGATATAGCAAGTTTATTTGATTCTTTTGACGGTTTGTTTGATTCACAAACAGGTAATTTTGACGGTGCATATACAGAACATAATGATATAAATGTAGAATTACAAATATCTACTTCTACAGATAATTCTACTTATACAGATTATAGAACATATATTTTAGGTGATTATAGAGCAAGATATATCAAGCTAAGAGCAGTATTAACAACTACAAATCAAACTGCATCACCTGCAATATATGAATTATCTGCTACAGTAGATATGCCTGATAGAACTGTAGCAGAAGATGATATTTCAGCAGGTACAGGTGGTAAAGTAGTTACATTCTCACCTGCATTTAAAGAACTTCAAGGTCTAGGAATTGAGGTAGATGATTTAGACCAAAATAATCATTATGTGATTACTAGTAAATCAGCTACAGGATTTACTATCAACTTCTATCAGGGTAGTGGTACAGGTAATCCAATAACAGCAGATTTTTCTTATGTAGCAAAAGGCTATGGATATGTGGAATCTGCATAATTTAATGATATACTTAAACCAATTTATAAGGAGATAAATTTTGTCACAACACGATTTAGATATTGCTAACCAAACGTTTCCGAACACTAGGTCAGATTTAAACAATGCATTAAAAGCATTAGGAAGCACATCATCAGGTGCTATAGTTCAATCAACAACCTATTCTAATCAGCTATGGTACGATACAGCTAATAATAAGCTTTATATCAGAAACGAAGATAATGATGCCAATATCGAGATATGTGAACTTGACCAATCTAATGACACAGTAGAATATTTCAAATCAGATTCAATAAGAACAGCATTAGTAGAATATTCCGATGGAACAGATGCATTTACTATTGGCTCAGATGGAACAGTTGCTTTTGATACAAATACTCTTTATGTAGATGCTACCAACAATAAAGTAGGTATAGGTACTACTTCTCCTGATGGAACACTTCATGTTGAAACTGCATCATCAGGTGCAACAGCAAACACAAGTGCAGATGAATTGGTTTTAGAGGGAACAGGTAATGTAGGAATGAGTTTCCTAACATCAACTACAGGTGCTAATAGAATATATTTTGGTGATAGTGGCAATGCTTTATCAGGTGTTATTAAATACGACCATAATATTGATGCTATGTTCTTTGATACCAATGGCTCAGAACGTATTAGAATAGACTCTAGTGGTAATGTAGGTATAGGAACTAGTAGTCCTTCTTCACCCTTAGAAGTTGTTGGTGGAGCCCCATTAGCCTCTGGATTCACTCAGTCAAGGAGTGGACATCCTACATTCGGCATTACTAATGGTGGAACAGACAGCATTTATTTCCATTTAGCTCCTAGTGGAGGTTCACATCAAACTTTTATGCAAGTACGTGATGACGATACCGACGTAGACTCAATAGCCTTTAGTACATCTGGCACAGAAGCTATGAGAATAGATTCTAGTGGTAGAGTAGGTATAGGTACAAGTAGTCCTGACCAAAATCTTCATGTATCAGACACATCATCAAATGCTTATATAAAGATAATTTCTAACGATTCTAATACAGCAGGAATTTTATTTGGAGACCAAAATTCAGGTTTACAAGGAAAAATATATTATGTGAATAGTGGTGATTATATGAGGTTTGATACCAATGGCTCAGAACGTATGAGAATAACCTCTGAAGGAAGACTAGGCATAGGAACAACTTCACCTGGAAATCCATTATCAGTCATAGGAAATGCTATAGCACCTGCAAAAATTGTTAGAAATACAAATGATGGTGGATTAATTCTTTTTGTTCAAGATGGAGTAACTGAGGGAACTATTACAGTATCAGGTTCAACAGTATCCTACAATGGTGGACACTTATCTCGTTGGGGAAGATTACCTGATGGCTCACAACCAACCATCCTAAAAGGCACAGTTATGTCTAACCTAGATGAAATGGTTGTATGGTCTTATGATGATGTTTTATACACAGAAGAAGATGAACTACCTGAGGGTAAATCTGTAGGTGATGTTAAAACACCTGCTTATACAGCAGAAAACGAACAAAGAAACCAACTTAAAGTAAGTGATGTTGAGGGAGATGTTAATGTTGCAGGATTATTTGTTAAGTGGGATACAGAAGAAGATGGATATAACGATATAGATTTAGCAATGACAGGTGATATGGTCATCAGAATTGCACAAGGAACAACAGTTCAAAGAGGAGACTTACTCATGTCAGCAGGTGATGGGACAGCAAAACCACAAGGAGATGACATAGTAAGAAGTAAAACAATAGCAAAGGTAACATCAACTACAGTAATCAATACTTATGATGATGGAAGTTATGTAGTACCTTGTGTAGTAATGGCTTGTTAGGAGAATAATTAATGTACGAATGGAAATTTAATTTTGATGTAGACAATAACAATGTAATTAAACAAATACATTGGAGATATAATATTAACAGTGATGATGGCTCAACAAGTATCTATGGCTCATGTTCAGGTGCAGATATGGATTTCGATTCAGTTACACAACAACAATGTATTGATTGTGTTTTAGAAAATTCAGGTGAAACAGAATCTAGTCTACAACAAAAACTATCAGACCAACTTAATGCAAAACTAAACCCTGAAGTTACAAGCAAAACAAAAGAGTTTTAATCATGAAAGATGCTAACGAACTGAATGTAGAAGTAGAAAAAATAAAAGCAGATATTCAGTTAGTTAGAAAGGATATCGAAGTCATTAAGAATAATCATCTATATCATATCGAAAGTGATATAAGAGAACTCAACAAAAGACAAGATGATAGAGATAAGAAAGCTTGGTGGATTGCTGTTATCTTAATTACACAATTAGCTATATCAGTAAGAATATTAGTATTAGGTTCTTAATATGATTCCAATGGAATTACTGTCAATGTTGGCATCCACAGTTCTTGGTGGTGTTTTATCCATCATGTCTCAAAAAGCAAAAGATAGAGCAGATGAACAAAAGATGTTATTACAACGTGCTCAACTACAAGCACAGCAGTTTGATAAAGCAAGAGAAGTAACAGATGCTTTTACTAAGAATACTCGTAGATGGATAGCACTTATGTGTGTACTAGCTATAATCGTATTACCTAAGTTAGCACCATTTATAGACCCTAACATGCCTGTCTATGTAGGCTATGTAGAGACAGTACAGCAGGGTTTTTGGCTCTTTTCTAGTGATGTTGATATGACACAATGGAAACCTTTAAATGGGCTTGTAATCACTCCATTAGACACTCATGTGGTGTCTAGTATCATAGGTCTCTATTTTGGTGGTTCTTTGGTCAGAAGATAATGTCTGAACTTAGCAAGAAGATGATTACAGCAATCATTCCTTTATTATTAGCTATGTTAGGTTATTTATTTAACAGTCTACTTGCTATGCATGATAGTGTTAATATATTAAATCAGAAGATGTCTATTTTAGTGGATATGGATAATCAGATTATTCCATCACCTGATAATGTCATCGAAAGACAGAAAATAAGAGAAGATATGATGAAAGAGATATTAGAATTAGATAAAAGAATATCAATTATAGAATGGAGAATAGACAATAAATGACAGATATTTCACTAGCAGTAGCATTATTTTTATTGATATTAGTATTTTTTAACTCAGCTAGAATCAGAACAAAATGGTTTAAACCTGAGCTATCTATAATTGAGATATTGTTCGTAATCATAGTATCATATATCATAGTGCTACAATTATAAGAGGTAACAATGGCAGGTCTTACAGTAACAACAGCAGAAACAGAATTTGCAATCACAAGTGCAGAAGTCAAGAATTGGTTAAGAATCGATGGTAGTGATGATGATACAGTCATATCTACATTATTAAAGGCATCACATAATTGGGCTAAGAGATACACAGCAAGAAGTATTACAACCCAAACATTAAAGCTTTCAATAGATTCTGTTTATGATACTGATATACCTGTTAAAGAAGGAAACTATGTAGGCATAGACCAAGACATTACTCGTAGAAGTATATTACTGCCACAATCACCTGTAGCATCTATATCAAGTGTTAAATACTATGATGATGCAGATACAGAAAGCACATTTGCATCTAGTAAGTATTATTTAGATTCAGCAGGTGTTCCTGCAAGATTTGTTTTAAGAAATGGTGAAAGTTACCCAACAGGATTGAGAGTAGCTAATGCTTTAGAAATTACTTATGTAGCAGGTTATGGTGGTGCAAGTGATGTACCTGATGATATCAAACATGCTTGTCTTATTTATACAGCATGGTTATTTGAACACAGAGGTGATGGTGTAGAAAGAATGTCAGCACCTTATCAAGCAACACAATTACTACAACCTTATGTCATCAGACAATTCTCAACTAATCCTTATCGTGGCACAGCACATTATGGTGGTATGGTCTAATGTCTCTTATAGGAGAGATGAGAAATAGAATCAGTTTACAGACTTTAGGTGGTGTAACTGATGCAGGTGGTGGAACTACAACTACTCATTCTACTGCTACAACTGTATGGGCTAAAGCAGAGAATCTATCAGGTGGTGAAGGTATCTTTGGAGACCAACTCAGAGGAACATCTAATTACAGATTTACAATCAGATATTATTCTTCTTTAACAGAAAAATATAGAATCTCTTACAACTCAAAAACATTTAACATAACTCAGATTACAGATATTCAAGAAGGAAGAAGAAAGTTTCAAGAAATACTAGCAACTGAAGGAGTAGCTACATGATATCAATCAAAGTTGAATCTAACTTTGCTAAGAATGCAGAAGTGATACTTAAAAAGTATCAGGTCAATGCATCGAGACATGTTAATCGTGTTTTAAATAATTTTAGAAGAGATATCACAATGAATATGAGAAATACTCCTAAGACAGGTAATACTTATACCAAAAAAGGTGGGAAGAAACATGTTGCATCATCAGAGGGTAATCCACCTGCAATAGATACAGGAAGATTGGTCAATAGTATTACTATGAGACCAGCAACAGC